TGATCCATGATCAGCACGATGGTGGACGTGCCTCCAGCCTAGAAACGCGCTGCTCAACCGTCGATAAGCGTCCGAAGGTTTCTTTCCGGTCTTCCTTCATGTCAGCGTGGAGCACCTCCAGCTGGGTGGCGATGTGCTCCACTGCACTGGTGAGGCGGATGACGGCATCCCTGGCCTGATCATTGCGCCTGGTAAAACCAGCAGCACCCATTGCCGCCACTGAGATCGAGGCCCCAGCCACTGCTGCGATGATCTCGACCATGGCGGCAACGGCTACAGGATCAGTGTACCGAGGCCAGCCATGGCAGTAGACGGCGAGACTAAGCAGCGGCAGGCGCTGCACTCCAGGGCAGGCCCGACTGCTTTCTAGGGCTGCGCTGTTCATCCAGCTGGCTCTGCAGAGCGCCCTCGATCTCGGCCACCTTCTCAGCGCCGAACTTCTCTTTGACCCAACCGATCACAACCTCAGGGGTCAAATCAGCGAAGGGGATCATGCTGCCCTCAGGGCGCTCCAGGCCGAGTGAGCCATAGGCTCCAGCCGAATAGGTGTCATCCTTGGCGTCCACGGTGTAGTGAACAGTGAAGACATAGCCGTCAGCGGTTTCCCGCTCCATTTGGGCGATGTTCCAGGTAAAGGTGGTGCTCATGGGTCTGGTGGTGTCAGGTGGATTGTGGCTGAAATCCTAATTAGGAGCAAATTAGGAGGTTGCTAGTGAAGGTGATTACTGGGTTTCAAGTTCGATAGCAATGGCCAAAAGTTCGGCTCGTATTGCTGATGCGTTTACATCACAGCAAGAGTCATACGGACAACGTGGCGCTGGAACCACCTGATCAATAGCAGCTCGCAGGGCGGCCGCGAGCGTTGCTTCTACCTCGTTGTGCGGGTTTTCGTCCATTCGCTGATAGGCGGCATCTAGCACCGCCTGTGCAGCGGGGGAGATGTCAGTCATCTTCGTCAGGCAGGATTTCGAGTAGGGATGTGATGCAGTGGCCGGTGGAGTTCTCAGCGCCAAGGCAGTAGCGCTCGGCTTCGCAAAGTGCCATTCGCAGCCGCTCGACGACAGGCCATGGATCGCCCAGCTCAGTTGAAAAGTCTTGAAACGGCGCGGGGTGGAAGTCGGTCATGGTGATTAGTGGAAGCGTCTACTCTGGATTGGCGTAGTTAATTAGCTCTTCAGCTAGTTTGCGCAAATGGTCCCTGCACTCAAAGCCGTGCCAATCGCGGTAGAGCAGCTCAGAGGCGGTGTTTAGGATATGCGCAGCCATTTCAGCATTGAATGATTTACCACCGCCGCCAAATAAATCTGCGGTAATAAAAACTCTTTGTGCTTCTGAGGAAAGTTGTTGTTCTGTCATGGTGTCTAGTGGGAATGACTAGTTTATTCGTGCATGATAACGGCACAGCAAATTACGGTTAAGCAGATAAATGCCGTGATCCACACTGACGCAGTGGCGCTATCCATCGAGCTGTTCCAGTGCGCGGCGGATGATGGAAGGATCGAACCCCATGCCCATTGAATAAGCATTGGCATGAAGCTGCTCTAGGTGTTCTAGCGCCTGCTCCTTCAAGCTCGGCGGCTTGGGGCGGCGGGCGGTCCAGATGTCTTCGGCTAAACGAACACGGTCACTGGTTTCGTCGATGTAAAAAAGTCCTGCCCCATCAATGATCTCCATGCGGCAAGCCTCTAGCTCCTGGTCGGCGCCCCATTGGGCGGCGCGGGTGACGATGCGGCTGATCACACTTGGGCCACCTTCGTCAGTATCAATCCACTCGCCAATCAGCTCATCTGACGGGGTGATGGGATGTTGTTGTGTCATGGGTGATTAGTGGTAATGACTAGGAGAACTGGCGGCGGTAGTCTTCAATCCATTCTTCGCCCATCAGTTTCACAAGATCTGCATGGGTAAGATTGCGGATCTGTTCAAGGCAAGCTTTCAAGCGGCGCTCGTTTTCCTCTGACGCAATTTCTTCGGGCTGGTGGGTGTTCTGCTTCAGGAACGCAACCATCAGCCGGTGTGCTTCACCAGCATCAGCGATGAATTGCCCGTTGTAGTGAAAGCCTTCCTTGTCGATGCGGATCACCTCTTCCGTCTTTTCCCGCAGGACGATGCTGCTAAGCGGATCGACAATGCGTGTCGGGTCTGGTTTTACACCTACAGTGAGCCGGGACGTGTAATCTTCTTGGGTCATGGTTTCTAGGGAACTGTGGCCAGGGGCAGGAGGTGCAAACTCGCTGCCCCACCACTATAAGCGACGGTACGGTTTTGCAAGCTCACCGTTCTCGTCGATCAGCCCAGCATCCCGCAAGAAACGCCGGGCATCTTCAGGGGCCTTGAGCCGTGCCACCAGGGCATCGACCTGCTGTTTAGTGAGCTGTGCCATTTAGTGAGTAGGACTACACGCCTTCAAGGGCTGCAACTTTGGCTTCAAGGGTTTCGATCTTTGCGACTGCTTCCTGCAATGCCTTCACTAGTCGAGCCTCAGTCTTGGACCAACCAGTAATCATCAGCATATCGTCTTCACCTCTTTCGTTGACTACATCAGGATAAATCTCCTGCATTTCTTGGGCGATGAATCCAATTTGATGCCCGCCACCTTCTGATTCGATGTAGTCAAACTCAACTGGCCGTAGGCTAAGGATCTTTTCAAGCTGAGGTGGGAGGTCTTCAATATTTTCTTTTAGTCGAATATCTGATGTCGATCCAAAAGCCGCAGTATTCGCTCCGTTTGCCGTGATTCGCCCGCAGTTAGCGCCGCCGTTATTGACCTGAAACTGAATAAAGTTCTGCGAGGTCGTTGTGTCGTTATCAAACTTTGTGACAAGGATTGATTGATAGGTTGTATCCCCAGAAACACCCAAGGTCGCTATTGGACTGAGTGTTGCGCCTGCGCTTTTAACTGTTAACTGAGCACCTGCAGTAGACGTGCCAACTAACAGGCGTCCCGAGCTGTCGATCCGGGCGCGTTCGTTTGTATTGGTGCTGTCGTATAAGGTAATTCCACTAGATCCGGCCTGAAGCCGTAGCTCGTTACTTGCGTCAGTACGAATATATCCATTGTTATTGAAACTCACATAATTTCCTTCGAACCTAGCGTTGCCCCCCGAGACGTGAAGACGTTCGCTAGCTGAAGTAGTGCCAATCCCTACTTTGCCGTCATTTGTAATACGCAACTTTTCAGTAGCTGTAGCCGTAGCGCCGTCCGCAGTTCCAAAACTAAGGCCAGTTAAGGTTCCTGCAGAGTTTTCCGCAATAGCTTTGATATTGCACTTTGCACCAGTGGCAAGCGTACTGGTGTCGTTCGAATAGAAATCAATCTGGCCAATTATTTCATCTGTCGAAACGTTCCCAAGTCTTTCAAGGGTCAGAATAGACCCACTTGAAGACGCTATGTTTAACAGGCTGCGTGGGCTGCTAGTCCCCAGACCTAAGCGGCCACTGGAGTCGATGCGAAGCCGCTCACTTCCATTGGTGTAAAGCTGAAGGGCGTCAGCACTGTTGTCATACTGAACTCGACCTTGTGCGTCTGCATCTGTGTCGCCAAACAGAAGGTACGCAATGTTGGCCGGATTGGAAACAAGTGAAGCAGCAACAATAGAGCTACCATTCTTGATGGTCAGATTCCTGGTGGGCAAAGATTCGCCAACACCGACATTTCCACTCGCATCAACAAACAACCGCCCAGTGCCATTAGTCGAGATGGCTACGTTATTTGCGGAAGGTAGATAAAACCCGTTCGTGGGGACGCTGCTGCTGGTTGGGATGAACGATGCAGCCGTGCTCGTGCCAGTGGTGACGACGTTCTGGCTGCCAAAGTTGGGGCTGATCTTGGTGCCAGCAATGGCGGCGCTCGCGTTCACGTCACCATCAACGATGGTGCCATCAGCGATCATCGTGCTGGTGACAGTGCCCGTGTCTCCTGTGGTGACAATCGTGCTGTCTAGATAGGCGGCATCAATCGCAGTGCCCTGCCACACACCCGTTCCAATGGTGCCAACACTGGTCAGGCTGCTGCTGACCACAGCGCTGCCCAAACTGGTGGCATCCAATACCTTGGTGCCATCAATCCGGTATTCCTTGCCGCTGGCGATATTGACGTTTTCGCTCAGCGTCCAGGCATCTGTGGAATCAACCCAGTTGATGGTCTTATCGGTGCTGCCCTTGAGTGTGATGCCACCACCATCAGCAGTTAGATCAGTCGGCGTGTCGACGTTGCCGATGATGATGTTCTTGTCCTCAACCAGCAGATCCTGAGTATTGATCGTGGTTGTGGTCCCATTGACCGTGAGATCACCAGCGAGCGTGAGGTTGTCAGACCAACTGACATCAGTGCCATCTGTCACCAGCACCTGGTTGGCGGTGCCATTGGCCAGCTTGCTAACCGCAATCTCAGCGCTGGCGTTGATGTCAGCATTGACGATCGTGCCATCAGCCAGCATGGTGCTGGTCACTGACCCTGTATCACCAGATGTGATCACAGTGCCGGTTACATCCGGCAGCGTGATCGTGCGGTCTGCCGTTGGATCGGTGACAGCCAGCGTTGTCTCGAATCCGTTTACTGTGCTGCCTTCAAAGGTCAGCGTGCCAGTACTGCCAATCTCAAGGTTCCCTGTAATGGTCAGATTGCCGCTGCCGTCAGGAATCGGCAGATAGGACAAGCTGTTCCAGTTGGTCGTGCCATCGCCGATCTTGAACTTCTTGGTGTCGGTCTCATAGCCGATCTCACCTAAGAGGAGGATCGGATTGGCTGCAGTCCAGTCAGCAGCGGTATCTTTCCGCTGCGCCATCTGGACGCGGATTGTTGTAGCAGTCATGATTCGGCACCACCTGCCTGAAGGATAAGAGTGGCTGCGATCGCAGGATCAGCATCGTCAGCTTCAAGAATGAACGGTGCAGTGCCGGTCATGACGTATGAGGTAAATGCCTCCTCAGCGCCAAGGGCAGCCGGTTCGCCAGTCAGGGCGTAGAGCAGGAAGTTGCCGATCAACGCCACCAGCTCGACGCTCACATCGGTGAACACACCGGACTGCACCTCCTCGGGCTTTGCGCCATAGCGATAGAGGCCATCAGCAGGCATCACGTCGCCACCATTCCAAAGTGACGGTGCCATGGTGAATGTGCGGTGACTGCCAGCCGAGTCCGTGTAGTGCTGGCGAATCAGTGCTACCTGGGTCTGCGTCAAATTCGTGTAGGTGAGCGTGATCCTGAAATTGCTCTGCCGCAGGCTGTGCCTGAACAGCACCGGCGCACCGTTCTGTGTCTCCTCCGCTGAGACGTTCAGGCCGCCCAGGTCATAGCTGACGGAATTGGGCTCCAGATCAGGGAAGGCGGTCATACCAGGTACGGCGGCAGAAGCTGCAACTCCACTGTGGCGCTGATCACGTCGCAGGTCTCATCAATCTGCGGTGGCGCCAGATAGCGCCAGAGGTAGCCGGATGGGAATGTGACGTTGGTGGCGGTGAGCAAGCTGCTCGGCAGATCGAATGGTTCAAAAGTGCCGTGAAGCGCGTAGTGGCTGATGATGTTGAACTTCTCTGCTGCAGTCAGAGCGATGAAACTCATGCGCAGTAGATGAGCCACGCTGGCATTGCTGTGGCGCACGCTGGCCTCATAGCCATCGAGCACTGCGAACTCGCTACTGGCATTGGTGCCCGGCGTGTAGGTGCGGGTCGCTGGCTGTAGCGATGGGAAGGTGGCCATGACTATGTGCAGCTCACGGTGTTGTTGTAAGTGACGCTGGTGATATTGCTCTGAGGGTAGGAGCAGCCTACTGACCCACTAGTACCGCTAGTGATTGCAAGGGCTATTTTATCGCCGGCAACCATTGCAAAGCCGCTGACTGTCTGGTTCTTGCTAATTTCAAACACTGCAAATATATAGTCAGTTATAGCTGGCGCCGTGCGGGTGGTTGCATTGTAGTAAGTGCTGCCAATTTTGAGCCATTTAACGCCCAAGTATTGGCCATAAGTCTGTAGCGGCGGGCCGCCACAGGTGGGTGATACTGCGCTATATCTTGCCTGCTCATAGGACTTGTAAACAGTGGGCAGGCTAGTGCTAACTGTGCCTGATGTTGTGACCCCCGTGGGCGTGCAGTTTCCAGAGCATCCTGCGTCTGTGATCGCTGCCTTTGTCCACCCGACCGATACGCTTGTCGTGCATGTGGCAGGCAACACAGCACCTGTCTGACCCAATGCCTGTGGTGCCCCAAACCCACTAGAGGTTGATGGATCTTTGCATCGGCCAGTAGCAACAATGTAATGGTCGATCTCGTTTGTTGTAATGGAAAGATCCCATGAACCGGCAATGGGCTCGTCTTGACATGAGATATCAGATTCCTCACCAGTGTTCTTGTTGATCTTGCTCCAGCACACCTGTCCGGCGCATGTGAAATCTGAGTCCGGGACTGAGAGAGTATCGCCAACTCGAGGCGCGCCGCCAGTTCCGGTCGCACCAGTGATATAGCCGACACCATCCTGATCCAATGTTTGATCAAGCGGGTCGGATGGATTGTCCCATCCTCCAACTGGCGTCTGTCCACCAGTTGGTTCCCCGGCAGGCTGACTCACATCAGGCCCGATTGGCGGATATCCGCCAGTTGCCCACTCATCATCAGTGGGGACATCAATATCCACTGTGGTATCAGCAAAGTCTGGAGTGTCATCAAAGGCAGGGAAGTCGATCCCGCCGCCTCCCACGGCAGTGCCAGGCGTTGATGAGTTGTCATCGCAGCTGTAGTCACTGCGGCCTGATGCGATCGCCACACCAGGCGCCGTTGCAGCCGCCACCTCAAGCGCCACCAGGCTGCGGCCCTGGGCATCAATCGGGAAGTGCGTCAGATCAAAGATGCAGGCACCGCTGGCAGTCTTCTCGATGCGCTCGATCTCATAGAGGAAGTCGTGATAATCCAGCGCAGCAAGGGCTGTCTCACGCCGCAGCCGCACGCGCACAATGTCGCCCTGGGTGAGCAGGCTGTTGTAGTTCGCTGGCCGCACCTTTAGCCGCAGCGTGTGCGTGATGAACTTGCGTCGTGCCAGGCGATAGGCGCCAACCTTTACTGCGTGCGTTTCGCTGGTGCAGTAGCCACTGAGGTCATACTGCTCGAACGGGCCAGCCGTTGCCTCACCGCTGTAACTGATCTCAGTGGTACGCGGGAATCCGATATCAGACTCTGGCTGCTGACGCCACATCATCTGCAACGTCACAGGGATGCGATCGGCCAGCGGGATGTACTGGATCTCGAAGCCATCCGGCAGCAGATGATCCTCGGTGAACGTGTATCCCCAGTCGATCGCAGTGGTCTTGATGGTGTGATTGACGTTCACCGGCAGCCGTGGCCTGAATCCAAACTTGCCGTTCAGCTCCACCAGGCGCAGCAGATAGTCATTGCTGATCTGCTCGAGCCATTCATCAAGGTTGAGGCTCTCTTGGAACACGCCATTGAAGTGCAGGCCATTGGTCTCGGTAAAATTGGCCGCGGCCAGCATCTGCGTGCTATCAATCAGCGTGCTCGGTATCCGGCCTGACTTGTCCATCAGGTAGAGAGCCAGGTCGATCACGTTGTTGCTGGGGCCCAGCGTGCTATCAAGAATGCGCGTGATCTTGATGCCCTCGCGCACGAAGACATGAAGCTGATGCTCCCATCGCTCGCTGCCGTCCACAAACGTGTTGACGCAGCTCATCGTCGTCATATCTTCATAACGCCCTGACGTGCCGCAGTAGTAGGGACAGGCCCATGGATCTTTGTCCGCCACTGTGGTGACGAAATTGCCCGGGGTCCAGGTGCCGGCCCTGCGGTCATAGGTCTGGTTCCAAGTGCCCTGACGGCATGGCCCGATGAAACAATCGGCCAAGTCGATCTGCGGCAGCTCGCCTTCGCTGAGCACCACCATCGTGCTCACCGTCAGCGCGTTGGTGGTGCCATCGTTTTGATAGCGGGCTTCTGTGGCGCCTGGTGCCACCATCACGCCGCCATTGCCCGACACGCGGCGGCAGAAGACGATCGGCACCGGATCACCGATCCGATAAGCGCGTTGCTGCGCCGTCAGGTCATCAGCAGCCTGCGCGGCGGCCTCCACAAGCGGGGGATCAGCCAGCCCACTCTGATAGGACAGGAGAGACAGCGGATCGGAGATGTTGAGGCTCATATCCGCAGCGGTGATCCGATCTGATAGGTGGTGAACTTCCTAGGCGGCACCTGAGCGCCCACTGGTGACAAGCTACTGCCGAGCTCAATATCGAGTCTGGTGAAGGTGCCAGAGACATCCACCACTTCAGCGGTATAGCTTCCGATCAGGGTCTGGCCTGCCTGAGGTGCGCTGTTATCAAGTCGGCTGTCGAACTCATAGATCTTGAGCTCACAGAAGCGGCCATAGCTTAACGCCAGATTGAAAGCCTCCACCACGCTGTTGGTGGCCGGCACTGTGATGCTGACGGACTTGCTGCCACTGGCTCCCGACTCTGTGATGCCACTGGCGCTGAATGGCATGTAGGACCAGCTAGCCCCATCAAGCGTTACGGTCTGATTGACGTAGTAGGTCTGCCATCTGACGTAGGTGGTGCTGGCGTCAAAGATGCGCAGGTACTGGCTCTGGGCTCTGTTACTCATCAGTAGGACCCCTGATAGCGCCGGCCGCCATAGGAGCGGCTATTGCGGAAGATCTGGGCGCCATAGTCCTGCAGGGCCCGCTCCAAGTCCCCGATGGTGACGTAGCGCTGGCCATCCTGCTGCAGCACCGGGCCGGTGGTGATCTGCACGGTGGTGTTGGCAGCGCCCCCATTAGCAGCAGCGCCTGCAGTGCCGTTGTTGGCAAAGGCAGGGATCACAGCATCACCGTGAGCTCCTGAGAGATAGTTGGCTGCTGCTGCGGCCATCTTGCTCTCGGGGATGATGTACTCACGCCCGGCTTCACCGACCATGGCCAGCGTTGGTTGAGAGACGACACCACCAGCAGCGAAGGCCGGCACCGAGACCGTAGGGATGTTGGGCACATCCGGCAGCGTTGGGATGCTGTTGTAACTCGAGATCAGTGTCCTGATGCTCTTGGTGGCGTTGTTGATGCCATTAGCCACGAACTTCAGCAGGCTGCTGAATAAACCCTTGATGTTGTCGACAGCCGACTTGAACGGGCTGGTGAGCACACTGGCCAGTGAGCTGAATGCCGACTTTAAGCCACGCACCACCAGGTCGCCGCCGGTGATCACTGGCTTGATGAAAATGTCGTAGTAAACCTTCGCGGCAGTCTTGACTACTTCACCGATCACGCTGAATGCTGCTGTGACCTGATCCCGGAAGGCATAGATGGCAACGCCAGCGGCTACGGCCAATGCAATCCATCCCACCGGGCCGGTGAACACTGCAGCAAGTGCAGCAAGTAGGCCACCGCTTCCAGTCAAGGAAGCAATCAATGGGCCAATGGCACCAGCCCAGCCTGCAATAGTTGCTCCCAATTGAAGGCCAGAAATAATCCCGACCAATGAAATCACCGCGTTGATAGCCGGTGCCAAAACAACAAAAGCCGCAGTCAGCGCCGCAATGCCACCAATAATCGACTGTATCGGCTCTGGGAGTGCTGCAAAACCATCTGCGATTCCAACAACTGCATCTGCGATCATGTTCAACGCAGGCATTAATGCAGTGCCAAGATCAACAGCAAGCGTGAGAAGCTTGCCTTGCAACGTGGCCAGCTTGTCATTGAGGCTATCGGCGCCCTGGGCAAACTCTGTCGTCATGGTCGCTGACAATGACTCAACAGCAGCTCGGCCACCATTCAGCAGTGGGATCATGTCGGCGCCAGCCTTGCCAAACAGCTGCATCGCAAGTGCTGTCTTCTCTGCGCCATCTGGCATCGTCTTGAATCGCTCTGCAACATCAAGCATCACCTGATCAGTGCTACGCAGTTTGCCGCTGGCGTCAGTGGCACTGACACCAAGTGATTGCAATGCTTGGCTGGCCTGACTACTGGTGCCCTCAGCCAATCCTCTGTTGAGCTTGATGATTGCGCTGCCGACGCCTTCGATGCTCGTGCCGCTAGCGTTTGCAGCTTGCTGAAACTTGCTCAACTGTTCAACCGAAACGCCTGTCTTTTGCGACAGGTCATTCATGTCATCAGCTGCATCGATGGCACCCTTCGCCATCGTGGCAAGGCCTGCGCCAGTGGCCAATGGCACCAATGAGCCGAGAGCGCCGCTCAACACGCCGGCACCTTTGGCCAATGCACCCATGGACCCAGATACCTTGTTCGCTGTATTGCCGACACCACCAATGGCTCGTCCCAATGCCTCCACACGGCCTTCGCCCTGAACATCTGCCTTGATCTTCAGCAGCGCTTCCATGACTGCCATCAGCTGCCTCCGGCCTTGCGGTTGATCAGCTCACGGGCATGAAGCTCCATCAGCTGTATGTCCTCCATCATCGCAGCGGTGAGCTGTAAACCAATGATGCCGGCAACCTGGATCACAGCCACATAATCCAAACCGATCACGCCGACGCCACCAGTGCGCCATTGCGTCAGGCAGCGCTGGAACAATCCCACCACTGGCGCCAGCTCCGCCCACAACGTGTAGGTCTCAGTCTGGAGATGATGGCTCTCCAAAATGACGCCATAGGCCGCAGCATGAGCCTGCAGCTGCGCCGTGTCACCCTTGCTCGCAAACAGGTGATCAACGGCGCCGGTCAGTTTTTTGCTCGTGCCTTCTCGTGCGCATCGAAGAACGTCACCACCAGCGCATCAGCCACTGCGGCACGATCCAACAGCTGCGCCTTGGCGGCTGCTGTCATCTCCACCGGCTCACCATCAGCGGTGGTGATGCCCTCCCATCCGGCAAGGATCTCATTGGCGATCTCCCTAGTAGGAATGCCGTCGATTGCCTCACCGCGCCGAGCGGCCACCTGGATGGCCTGATACTGCAGCTGCACCTCCTCCATCCGGGTCTGAGTCAGACGGTTGAAGATCGCAGTGAACTGATGCGTGCGGATCTTGCCGCCATCAAGCACTTCACGGATCGTGATCGGATGAGAGAAGGTGGGCGACTGCTCAAGGACAAAAGCCATGCAGATCAGGTGAACGCGAGGGTGAAGTCGTCGTTGCCGGAGGATGTTGGCATCAGACGGAACGGAAGCGTGATATGGGTCACGCTGTCGGTCTCGACAAAGGTGGGTGAATCAAAGGCTGCCTGGGCTGCAGTGAACGTGATGATGTTGCCTGCAGTGCCGCCATGCACCCAGCTGATAGTGCCTTCAGTTTGAGCGCTGGCGATAGCGATGAAGTCCTTTGTGGCAAATGCTGGCAGCTCAATCGTGATGCTGCCGGTGGTCTTGCGATCCGTCAACCGCACCTGTTTGCTGCAGCCGGCCTTCTGCTCGAACACCATCTCAGTGCCCAGGCTGAGGCTGAACTCCGTCATGCAGGCCGAGAATCCATGCACGCTCACCGTGGCGGTGTTGTCAGCGTTGACGGCCACTGGCGAAGCTTGTGCGCTGTAGGTCTCGCTAGGACGGGCCACAGCAGTAGGAGCCGACCAGATGCCCATATGAGAGAAGGCGATCGTCGGAATGCTGCCAACACTCAGCGCCAACTCAGCGGTGCCGCGGATGCCACCGATCGCTTGCCGGCTGCCATTGTCGATGTAGAAGTCCATCGCGTAGCTGCTGAAGTCAGTCGCCACCGGCGCATAGGTGACGCTGGTGCTGGACACGATGGTTTCGCCAAGGCCGGAAGCCTTCAGCATCGGGCCGTAACGCGGTGCAGTGCCTGCTGTGCCGCTGCCCGCCATTTCAACAGTGGCACTGATCGGCACCGAACGCTGACCAACGATGCTGGCCCGGTTGCCGAAATAAGGCTGGATCGTTTCGCGCTCAATCAGCTCCAGGCTGAGCGGTTCCACATCCAGCTCAGTAAACAGCAGCGCATCAGTCGCCGCTGGCGTTGGATTGGTGTTGTAGGTCGATTCGGCCTTCACCAAGGCCAGTCGGTTGCGCCACAGGGCCATGGTCAGTCCTCAGTGATTGGAGCAGCTGCTTCGGATTCATTCTGGCAGGGCTCCACTTCACCAGGCTGCGCTGTTCGCTGAGTGCAAATCCACTGGCCATCTTGCAGCTCATAAGAGCCACCACCTGAGGGGAGCGGCGGAATGGATTGGGCTGATGTCTTGCGAGCCATAACGTGATGCCCTGATCAGATCACGCTATCAAGCCTGAGTCAAATCAGCGTCACGGGTTCGATATTGCACTTCATAGGTGTGGACCCACCACATGCTCGACAGATCGCCTGGATCAATCTGTGGGTCGCTGTTGGTTGGCACGATGTCCACCGCTAGGCCACCGATCGTGGTGTCGGCCATGATCAGCGCATGAGCCGACACGATGATCGGATCAGCGAGGCTGTCCGGTGTCGCGCCACGGGTGTGAACGATCACTTCAACGTCAAGCGTGTGATGCAGCTTGCAGGTGCTGTGGCGCTGCGCACGGCCAGGGCCGGGCTGAATGACCAGCACTGGCGCCTCGCTGCGGCCGAAGGCCTCAGCTCGTGAGCGGTAAACAGCACGCACGCCACTGGTGGCGGCCAGTGTGGTGGTTAATGATTGGAGGATCTGCTCGCGGACGCTGGCCATCAGCTACGCACCTCGATCGCGCTGATGCGTCCACGTTGGAATTGGATCGTGGTTGTGTCACTGATGTTGGCTACATAAAGCGCAACCTCATCGCCATCAGCAAGCTCAACCATCCAGAAGCAGAAAAGCTTTGCAATCTGCCCAGTAGAGCCGCTGAAAGCGCGGCACTCAGACTGATCAATGCCAACGCCGTTCTTGGCCAGTTTGATGCCGAGCGTGTGATTGTTGCCGGCATAGGCATCCATGCTGGCCTGCACCATGAAGAGCTTGGTTGCGCCGCTGTCGTTCTTTAGGCCAAACGTATCGCTAGTGCCCAGCACCATCTGATAGTCGGTTGCGCTGTCAAACGTCGCCGTGAGCCCTGTGCTTTGGTAGGTGCCGGCGCTTGTGATGGCAATGGTGCCGCTTGTGGTTTTGCTGGCCTGGCCGCGTGCCAGCACGCCTTCGATGTAGTAGCTCAGGCTCGACCATGCCGTCGTGCCATCGCCGATCTTGTAGCGGCGATTATCGGTTTCGACGCCAATCTCACCCTGCAGCAGCACTGGATTGGTGGCTGTCCAGTTCGCTGCCGTGTCGTTGCGCAGCTTGAAACGGGTGTAGGTCGTCATGCGCCGCCGCTATCGAGCACGTTGCCTTCAATGTAGGCGGTGTCAGCAGCGCCACCACTGAGCTCGACTGTGCTGGTGGTACTCACCCCATCGCCATCGAGCACCGTGTCGTCTGAGGTGTTTTGCTCTGGCGTCACAGTGCGCTGCAGGGTCAGGCTGCAGAATGCGCCATCGTCCAGCAGCATCGGCGGCCCGATCAACGTGTAGGGATAGCCATCTACGTTGATGCCAGCACCGTGCATCAGATCACCAAACTGATCAGCGCGGCAGATCAGGCTGTAATCCGTACTGACCACCATGCCGCCGGCGATCGTCTCGCTTGGCATGTCGAGGATGCCATTGCCTGACACGCTGCCGGCCGTGACTGGCACCGCCATCTCATCGGTGTTCAGGAACAGATCGAGATCTTCGGTGAAGGCCATGGCTTCAGGTTAGGCACAAAAAAGCCCCCACCATGAGGCAGGGGCCACGAGGTAGCTGAGCAGATCAGCCGTACTTCTTCAGGCCGAAGCCGAAGCATGTCACAGCGCTGGAAGCGGTGCCAGTCTCATCAGTGCAGCTGAGGCGGATGTAACGCTTCAGGTCGTTGCTGTTGAGGGTGATCACTTCTTTGTAGGCAGCGTTGCCGATGGCGGTGAAGGTGCCGCCAGTGGCTGCGGTGAAGGTGCTGTTATCAGCAGACTCCTCGATGCGGAAGGTCAGATCAGCATCAGCGCCGGCAGCAGTGCCGGAGAGGATGATCTGAACATCACCTTCATAGCCGGCCAGATCAACGCCGGTCTGGTTGCCAGTGGCGGTGATAGTGGTGGTAGCCAGAAGGGTGAAGTGCTGGAGTTTGTCCAGAGTGAGCTCATGCAGTGCCATTGGTCTTGGTGCGACGTGTGCGTGGTTTGCGCTGAGTGGGCTCTGGATCCTGCGCCACTGGCTCCACCACAGGGGCGGCCAGTTCTGGCGCTTGCTTTGCCTTACCGCTACCGAGCAGCAGCCAAGCATCGCGGCCGTCTACTTCCACCACATCGCCAACCCTTGCGGGCTGGCCGGCGATAGAGGTCTGGCGCAGGATCTCAAGCCTCATGATCACAGGGTGTTGTTACCGCGGCAGAAGGCCTCGGGATGACGCACAGCGACGTCCACATCCTGCAGAGCGGTCACGCGGACGCTGCCACTCTTGTCCAAGGCGTAAGGGTTCACCTGGATATCCAGGGCGCCCCACATGCCCATGATCATCTGGTTCCAGACACCGAAGAACACATCGCCGGTGGCCACCTGATTGGACCGAACGACGTTGTAGCCGTTCACGGTGCCGCCGGGCTCAAGGATGAACTGAGCGGTGCCTGCTGCCTTCTCGGTGGTCTTGAAGCCGCCAAAGATGGTGGAGTTGGTGATGTAGGACATAGCGCCGATATCGGCGTTGTCTGCAGCCACCTTGGTCTCCATGCTCACGATCTCCGCATAGGTCGGAGCGGCAGCGCCAAAGTCCTCGGTGTTGATGCCGGTGACGAACTTAAGGCCCTCGGGCTGGCTGCTGGAGCCGGTGCCATAGAGAGCAGCACGGTCGATCTCGAGAGCGATCACAGTGGCCAGCTCAGTGCGGACCATCTGCTCAACGTCGATGCTGGACTGCAGCATCAGGCGACGGCTGAACTCGGTGTAGGCGCCAAGGGTCTTGGCTACCAGGCTCACCTGATCAACGCTGGGCTGCGATTCGGTGGGATCACCAGATTCAGCTACCCAGTAGGCAGTGGCAGCGCCAGTCTGACGGGGAATTGCCACAGGGCCCTGCAGGCCAGTCAGCATGGTGACGCCGAGGGTGTTCAGCGCCAGGCGGTTGCGCAGCAGCTCGATGAAGCTGCCGGGGCGTGCGTCGGTAAAGACCAGATCACCAGCACCGGAAGCGGTGCCGACAACGAGATCGCGCTGCAGCACGTCGTTAGGGGCCAAGATGCCGCGAGGGGTGATGCCCATGCGCTGTGCGGTGGCTTCAGACACCTCACGCTCAAAGGCAGCGGCCTCATAGGCAGCACGATCGCCAGGCATCATCTGCGCACGGATGGCGCGAACAAAGCTGAAGGACCGGGCTTCCTTATCGGTCAGACCGATATCAGCAGAACCGCCGGAAGCGATCGGCTGAGCCGAGCGTGCAGGAGCAGCAGGAGCAGCAGCCTGAGCAGGACGCTTAGCAATCTCGGAAAGCACCGAGCGCATAGCGTCAGCTTCAGAAGCACCGGATTCGATCAGGCCTTGGGCCAGATCGTCTGCCTTGTGCTCACGGCAGAGGGAAGTGATGGAAGCCACGCGGGTGCGCTCATCGGCCGCAGCCTGAGCCCGCACGGCCTCCATATCGATGGTGGAGGGATCCATGGTCGTTGTGATGTTGTGGGTCAAGGGTGCGACCGGGGCCGCGGCAGCATCAGGCGGGCTGGTGCTGCTGGTGTGGCCGGCCTTACGGCCTTGGCCAACGGTGTGATCAGCAGGGATGCTGACAGCCGAGACTTCCATCGGGGTGAACCGTGTCACCACTGCGAAGCCATCGCGACTTGTGGTGTCGAGCGGTTCGTCGATGGAATACATGAAGGAGACGTTGCGGATAGTGCCGCTCTCCCAGTCCTGCCGGCGCTTGTATTCTTCGCTGCCTTCTGTCCTGGTGTTGGGGCTCCAACGGGTGCGCACGCGGCCGCGGCGATCGTCACCCATCCATGCCCGCTCAACAACACCAAGAACCACCTCAGGATTGTGATTCCACAGCCATGGGGCAGCGCCGCTATTGAGGCGCTCCATGTTCATGGCGCTGGGATCGTGGCTCAGCACCTCCATGCCGAAGTAGCGCTCAACCGGCTGCTCAGAACTAAAGGTGAACTCAACAACATCAGGATCCTCAGCAGCACGCGCAACCTCAGCCACCACCGCTGAGCGGTAGAGGGGCTGATGGTTGAGCTCGCGCAGTTCCACTTCCTGATCCTCTGATCTTGGACTCATGCTATCCGTTGCGGGCTCGAACAATATCGGCGTGAAGTCATGCTCAGTGAGCCAGGCCTTTGCTTCGGCCACTGTGTAGCGGGCTGCATCGAATCGAATCGCCTGAATCTCGATGGGATCATCGCCGTTGATCCCATAGATGAAATCAATGCCAGGGCCGCCTTCATCTTTGACGCGGCTGAACTCATCAAAGCGATCAGGATCAGCGAGTCTGGCAGCGTGTTCGTTCGGATAGGGCCGGGCTTCGTCGCCCATGCCCTTGCGCTCCTGCGCTCGTTTAATGGTCTCGGCCTTAGCTGTCGCCCATGTCTGGCCGGGGTCGCCGCCCCATGCGGCCCACGCGACGCGACCGTTTGAGGGGTAGCCATCTTCATCGGGGCTAAAACCCTGGCCTTGCTTGTCCACCTCATGCCTGGCGAACCATGCGGCCATGGTGATCACCGTGTCAGGGCTGAGCTCATCACCGGAGAGGATCTGGCTAGCTCGGCGTGCAGCCACATCAGTGCCGCCAGCTTCGCCGTCAGCCTTCCATGCGCGATAGCGCCTGGCCTCCTCCCTCATGCCTTCGGTGGGCATGAGGTTGATCTCGGTGCCGTTGACGTTGGCCATCAGGCTGACTGATCTGGTTCAGTCTGCACCGGATCGGGTGTGGCATCAGGTGCGCCGCCTTGTTGATCATCGGCTGGGTTGGTTTCAAACTGCAGGCCAAGCTGCTCAGCCCGATCGACTTCAGCGGCGCGGGCCACCAGCAGATCCTCGATGTCGCCACCACCTTCGGCCACTACCTCAGCCTGCGTCTTAAAGCCGGAGCGGACCGCCTTGGTGTAGGCATCCACCTCCTTCTGCGGATCGACCCATGCCCATCCGCGGGGATACCAGCGGACCGACTCATAGCGCTCGGGCTGGCTGTCATAGCCCGGCAGGTTGAGCTGTCCAACGCCGGTGGCCGCGGCCAGCCAACGATCGAACACAGGCTGCAGCAGGTGCTCGATCATGTAGTCCTGCAGCATCCGCCAGTGCTCACGGTCCTCGAGCAGGCTCAGCCTGCTGCTGCTGTAGTTGGACTGACTGAAGTCGCGGCTGATGGTTTCGAAACTGCAGCCGATGGCGGCCGCCACGCCGCGAAGCATGGCGCGGAGGAACGGCTCAAACTGACCATCAGGGGCATCCAGCTGCGGGATGCTGACTGTTTCGCCGGGCGCCAGGTATTTGAACACGCCAGGCTCGAATCGCGTCACTTGATCGCCGTCTTCCACATCGTCGCCATGTAGCTCACCCTCTGGCGATTGGATGAAGCCCATCAGGGAGCTGTTGGCCCGGGCACGTACCACCTCAGCCTCCTCATAGCCGGACAGGTGATGCAGGCGCTTCACGGCGCTGGCTGCCCATGGCACGCCACGGGACTGGCCGGGCCGCTCGGTGATGAAGAGGTGAATGATCTGATCGGCCGGCACCTCTGTGACGCGATAACCGATGCCGTTGGTGATGTCGCCTGGATGCCGATCGCGAAAGGCGTAGGAGATTGGGCGGCCCCAGCGGTTGACCTTGACGCCCATGCGCCACTCGTTGCCCTGCGCATCAGGGCCGGAAGTCTTGCCCTCATCGCAGTAGTCGGCCTCGATCACCTCGAGCGCCAGGGGCACCCTGCTGCGGCCGAAGGATTCATCGACGATGCGGATGAACACCTCACCGGATTCTGCCATCGCCTCGATGGCAACGCGCAGGATTTCGGGCAGGCTGAGCTTGCCGGCAACGTGGCAGCGATCCGCGTGACTCCAGCTGGTCCAAGCTGATTCGATCTGACGGTTGAGCGGTTCGTTGAGCCGACCGCCGCGGGCCATCATCACGCGGGACTGCATCCGGATGCCGCGGCCGATGACATTCGCGCCAATTGCGCGGATCGCTTGGCGAACGTAGGGGGAATCACGGCGGAGCTGACGTGAACGATCGCGCAGCTTGACTAGGCTGCCGTCGATCTCAGCATCGGCGCTGGTGGCGCTGGTGACCCATCCGTGGGTCAGGCGGTTGACGATGGCGCCTTCATAGGCGCGGCGGGGCTTGCGTGTGGTGATGGCCTGCTGTTGAGGCTCTGGCGTGATCTTGCGCTTAGCCATCAGCCGAACCTCACGAACATGTTCATCGGATCACCCAAGCCCTGCGCGGCCTTCTCTGCTGCACGTTCACGCGCAACGATCGCTTTCAGCTGCGCTTCACGCTGCATCAGCTGGCCGAGATCCATGCTCGTGTAGCTGCGGCTGCCGATGCTGTATTGCTTGGCGCCTTTGCTGATGATCGCCCGGATGGCGGCCTGCACCGCCTCCAGATCTTTCTCAGCTTGGCTGCGGCCATCGAATGCTGTTGGGTCGCCGGTGTAGCTGAGCGATGGCAGAACGGTCGTAGTACCGCTACCGACGATCACCACATCGCTGCCGCTGGTGATCTTGGTCTGCCAGTACCAAATGCCTGCATCCCAGCTGGTGGTAGTGGCAGCCGATAGGGCTACATCCCAGCCACCATCAGATCGAGCAGATCCGTTGACCGTGGCGCCTTCGCCTGCGGTGTTCGTGCGAAAAGCAATCTGCAGCGTCCAGCTGGCTGATGTAGCTGGATCGCCAGATGGATCTGTGGCCGCCGGCTCAATCCAGACGGAAGTGCTGCCAGCGACGATTTCGGCGGGGATAGTCACTTTTAAGCCCGCACAACTGCAAATAGTGTAAGCGGCGCAAGGGATAAGCCCTCACGCCGCTACTGCCACCGGAGGTGCCCCCTGCCATGCCGTGCCACGCCGTGCTCCGCCGCGTTGAGTCATGCCACGCCGCGCCGGGCTTCGCCACGACCATCCGTTGAGGATGGCAGAGAGGGCTGAAGCCCTCTGTGCCACCGTCTGTGGCCCTTGCTTAACCCCGCCCAACCGGGCCATGCCCTGTCCAGCCACGCCACGCCGGACCATGCCGGACCTGCAACCATCCGTGAGGATGGCAGGGAGGGAAGACCCTCCGTGCCACCGTCTGTGGCCCATACCCGACCAAGCCCGGCCCAACCCGCCTTGCCGCTCCTAACCAGAACCGATCACGCCATGCCGCGTCGCGCTGGGGCTTACACCTTGCGGATGCCCAGTGCATCAGACCACTTCCGCATGAAAGCGGCCATGCTTCGGTCGCCAATCACCGATGCCAACTAGCTTGCCGGCATCGGCGGCGATCTCCTCAATGTCGCGCAGGTTCAGCACGTCGGGGTCGTACTGGGCAAATGCGATGCAGCCCCAGCTGCGGAAGATTGGCCGGGTGCGCATCACCTTCGCCATACCGACACGCACGCCAATCGTATGTGTGTAATAGCCTGACTCGAACATGCCAGCCAGCGTGTCGTCGTTGATCTCGTGTGGCTTGCCGTCAAAAATCAGCGTCGCGTGCTGGGTGAAGAACAGGCCGCATTTGGCCTGAGGCCCGCGCTTGCTCTTCTTGGCGCCAGCGATCATGGCGCTCTCGATCACGTAGTCAGGGATGACCAGATCATCGGCTGAGCGGTAGATGCCGGCCAGCCACTCAAGCCGCGCCAATTCGTCGAAGTCGGCATCAACCTTTTTGCGCTTGCTGCTCACGGCCTTCATCGCCTTGGCGTAGGTATTTCGCGGATCGGCGGTCTGACCGTTGTGGCACAGCAATGGGCTCACGCCCTGCATGTGGATCTTGATCTCTGGGAGATTGGACATTGCGTCGCGGTGTTCTTGTGGGTGGTGTCAGTGATGGTGCTGAGACGTGAACAGCAGGCACTTGCTTGCGTGGGTCGAGCTTGAAGCGTTGGCGGCGGACTGAATTGGTGATGCCGTCGTGGCACTCGGAGCACAGCGTCAGAAGGTCTGACAGCGGCTCGTGGCCGAAAGACGGGTAGCGAAAGTCCGGTGGTCCGGCATTGCGGTGGTGGACCTGCAGGGCAGGCCAACTCAGCTCGACCAGTTGCTGCTGCGTGATGCCGCAGCCTTGGCAGGTGTGCTGATCGTGTTCGAGTCGTTGCTGTCGCTTGCGCTGCCATGCGGCAGAGCGGTAGTAGTCCTCCATTCGGGGTAGCCTGTGGGCAGATCGCAGTGCGATCACACCCACAACATACCACGATCAGAGCATGGCGCAAGGGGTACGGGTCCAGGTGGTGCTGCCGCCAGCAGTCGCAGAGCAGCTCAGGCAGCGGGCCGCAGACCAGTCGCGCACGGTCTCGAACCTCGCCGCCTTCATGATCGAGGCCGCGCTGCGCTCACCAGCCATCGACGAACCCAGGCCCAGCTGAAGGGGCTCTGCGACGTCTTGCCGGTGGCTTTGCTGTGGTTGTTTGTCGTTGTTCAGCAGCTGCAGCCTCTAATTGATCCCACATGGTCGCTCTGTTGTAGCGGCGCTTCACCAGTTCGAGCATTGCCAGCGCATAGACGCATAGATCGAGCGGTTCGTTGCGGGCACCGCTGGGCTTCTCCCATGTGAGCACCTGAAAGCCCTTCACGGTCTTGGGCACCAGTCGTTCGCAGGTGAGTCCCTGCAGGAACTCCTCGGTCACGTCGTTGCCGAAGTGGATACTGCCCGGGCCGGTGCTGTCTTTCTTCAGGCGGGCGTAGATCGTGCGCTTCAGCGTGTCGCCGCCGACCATGTAGAGCATCAGGCCTTTCTTCACCAGCCGGCCGCGCCAGTTCACGTCCACCTTGCTGCCCTTGCCCAGGGCCGGTGCTGCCTTGGTGCTGCTGCCTTTGATCGCCACCACGCCCTCGGCCGCTCGGGCCCGGCAGAACTCATAAGCCTCTTGTGTGAAGTGGCCGCCGGTATCAACAGCGCAGTGGCGCACGGTGAGGATGCCGCCACCTTCGCGTGGCCATTGCGTCTTGCGGATGCTGTCGATCTGCTGCCACACGTCGTCGTAGGCCGGGCTGCCTTCGACCTTCTGGTGCCAGATGCGCCACATCTCCTCGCCGCGGCCAAAGCCCCAGACGGTGGTTTCGAGCCAGGTGTCCTGGACGTCTACCGCCATGAGCAGGAGCACGACGCCCTCGGGGCAGGTGCCGCTGCTGTAGCCGTCGCCCTGCGCCCGGGCCATGAGGCCATCGGCGTTGATGGCGGCCACTGCCTCATCCTCCCAAGCCTCAGCGGCCCGTTTGTTCACCCAGCCTTTCAACAGCAGCGGGTCAGTCTTGGCCCTGAGGAATTCATTACGGATCTGCCCCCAGCTGGTCCAGCCAGCCGGTGCGTACCAGGCGGGCAGATGAAAGCCGGCAGTGATGCCATCGCCCTTGGCGGTCGCTTGCCACTGGGCGCCAGTGAGCATGGATGTTTTGTGGTGCTCGCTCACGCGCTCACCGCAGGCTGGGCACTGCGCGAACACTTCCCCATCGGGGGTGTCCCATTTCATGTGCTCACGCCAGCGCAGCACCTCGAGGGCACCGCAGCAAGGCATCCGCATGGCCAGCTGCCGGCGATCACTGCGCTGCTCGAACTCGTGCGTGATGCGGCACATGCCACGGGTGCCTGGTGTGCTGGTGATCAGCACCTTGCCCATCGGAAAGGTGGAGGTTCGAGCTTCGGCGTTCTCGAGCGGATCGCCCTTGTCGTCGGCCTCGAACGGGTAGGAGCTGACCTCATCGGCCAACAGGTAGGCCGCAGGCATCGACTGCAGACCGCTGCCGCTGTTGGCGCCGGTAAGCACAAACAGTCCGCCTCTGAACTCCTTCAGAAACATGGTGTTTCCTGAGTCGCGTGCCCGGGCCGGTGCGATCAGTTCAGACAGCACTGGTGTCTCACGCAGCAGGGGCTCAAGTCGCTGCCGGTTGAGACGCTTTGCCATGTCCAGCGTCGGCTGCACCAACAGCGTCGGGGCCGGCCACAGGTGAATGATTGCGCCGAGCCAGTTGAGCACCACTTCGGTCTTGCCGAGCTGACTGCCGAACATCAGCACCACGCGCCGGTAGGGGCTGGTAGGGCTCAGGCATTCCATCGGCTCGCGCAGGTACGGCGTGCGATCTGTGCGCCACGGGCCAGGCTCCGCTGAGCCCTTGGTGCTCAGCACGCGATGGCGATCAGCCCATTGCGCCACCGTCATTGGATCAGCAGGCCGCAGACCCTCACGAAAGGCCTCGGCATAGATCAGGGCAGCATCAGCCATCAGCCAGGCTCCGTAGTGCGATGCGTAGCTCTTCAGTCAGCAGCGTGTGGCACTGGCGTGCGTCGGTGGTGCCAGCCAGCTGCGCAGCAAGGCGATCGGGGATGGCCATGATGCTGTCGCGCACGCCACGGGCCAGCTTGAACGCAGCGGCCTTGACTTCATCAGCAGGCACCAGTTCACCTCGGCCCTGGAGCGCCTCGAGCCTGGCCTTCTCCGCCTTGTAGTGCTCGTGCCTGGCACGGCTCTCATTGAGGTCAGGGATCTGATCTTCTGGCAGCGCGTCGATCAGCTGCTTCAACTCAGCAGGCCGCGGCCGGTGCGGTAGTGAATCAGGTGATGGCTCGATGGGATCTGCCTGACGCACCTTGCTGCCGGGTGTGGCCCGGGTGTTCTTGTCCCAAAGCTCGAGAGCAAGATCACGATCCAGCCAGCGCTTGCCGTCCTTCTCCACCACTGCTGCAGCGATGCGGCTTTTGCTGGCGTGCGTGACTGCCGCCTTGGTGCAGCCCTTGATCATCGCCAGTTCAGCGAAGGTGATCAGCACAGAGTTAAGCGGTTTGGAGTTAAGTTAACTGCTCGCTAAACTCCTGATGGAAGCATTGTATGCGCATTGGCGAGATCCACTGCGGCGCAGGGGTTTAGCGGCTTCCAAGTCTTCGGCTAGAAAAAGATCGAGACGCTGGATCACC